CTTCACGCGGTACTTGCAGCCATTCTTGGTACGACACTTGTTGTTAACTTGCATCTCCAAGAGCCAGTCGAATTCCGGTTGCCCAGGAATCAACTTCCTATAAAACTTGTGCTCAATTCGTAAGACAGGCTCGCTGATGTGCTGATCCCAGCGAGAACAGTCTACGCTAAAGCAAACAGGTTTCTGGAACATCGCCATCTTATCTATCAACAGGCTAGCGCGATCGACTTGATTCAAGCCTTTCGCCACTTGCCTGAGGCCGGACTTTCCTTTAATATTGTAGATAAAATGTTCGATGGGCCGCAAGTACTGAGCTATAGCGAGATTATATCTTGGTGATCTTGATTGGATCATCCGCGGATCGGGGTTTTCTTTCGCCATCGGGTTGGTCTTTTCACCTTTAACAAATGCTTTGATATAAGCATCCTTCTCCCAGACTGGCTCGGTTTTTAATGATTCATAGGCTCTTTGATATATCTTATACCTACTGCCGCGGAAAGATTCCAAGACACGTTCCAGTGACCAGGGTTGGAATTGCCTAGCACCTACCATCCGATGCACTTCAGACTCAAGGTCTTTCAATCCATCGAGTGTCGGTAACGGCACCTTACCAAGAACCCGGTTCCGAGCTGAAACTATCTCGTTACAGGTACAGTCACTATGTACGTAAGGCGTCCACAAACCACGAACTTCAGGTATTACCCGAATTAGGTGACGCTTACCATTATGCTCCCAACTGTGCGGTGGGTGTAGTGCTCCGTGTGCTGCAGCCACCTCCTTTAGTTGTTTAGGATAAGCGCAGACACTCGGCACCCGCACGGGGCCCCTTTAACGTCGAGATGGCAGATGCCACGCGGAGCGCCACATAGCGGCTAGATCCGCGCCGTATCTGCGATACAAGACGTAACCTCCCATACCCACTGTCCCGGCGCCCAACATCACCCCAGATGTCGTCAAGTTGGGCATCTTCTTCGCAACTCCAATTGTTTGCATGGCGCCTGATATTATGGCGCCAGCCCCAAGCGTCCACTTCCAAGCTGGTCCGACGTTCTTCGTGATGTCAACCATATCCTTGACCGCAGCGTTATTAATTGCGATCAATCTCATGGAATGGTTGTCACCAAAAGTGCCGGCGGAAGCGGAATTCTCTAGGTCTGTTGGTACTAGAGCACGCTTACAGACTGTGACGATAAGATCCGTATGGGACGATTCGTTCGAATAAACTCCCAGATGATCCTTATGCTGCGCAAGCCAAGCTGCAGCGCGGTTACGCATCTTCGCCAAGGTGTCGGCGTTACGTTCGTCCCACGCTGAGAACTTAAACAGGCTAGCAAGAAGGCGTTCTGGTACGTCGTCCCAAATGTCGATCTTAGGATCTCGCTTACCATCACTAGTTGTTCGGGGCTTTCGTTCCTCAACTCCTGAACCAGTTGTTGAGGTTGAAGCTCCATCTGTGTCGGGGTCGGGGCTGGTGGAACCCGAACTTCCGGTCTCTGATCGTTCTCTGGCTGCGGCATGTTTGCCGGGTGAACCACG